ATGAAGTTCTGTACATCCGCTTCAGTCGACTGAATGATAAGCTTGAATATTTCTTTAAACTTAGATCGACAAACCTCAGGGGTTGACGACTTAATGGCCTCAATGCCCATAATCTTGAGCTTAGGTTCATCGTATTGTACTCCTTCAGAGTTATGTACGTTGAGGATATACCGCTTCTTTGCTGTCCATATACCACGATCAGCAATAACTTCACGTTCCATAACCATACGATTCTCAAAGCAATTCATCTCTTTACAGAGATTAGCAAGAGTTTTCTCAAGCACTTTACCGAAATGTTTATTACAAGATTCATCTAAGAACTTAATTGGATCCTTTGGATTAAATTTCTGTACAAACTTTTCGAAGTTAACGTAAATAGAATCCGTGTCAATTGCAATTACATAATCTTCTTTTGTATCAAGAAGTTTATTCATCTCATCGTTGATAGCTTTTTCGCATGTTTTGATGACGTGCTGGCCGGTAAGCGTGATACCTTCAGCTACTCGAAGATCAAAGTATCGATACCACTTGTTACCGATAGCACCGAACAGAGAGTTCATCAAGATTTTTACGGCCATTTGTTTATTGTTAAGAGACGCGATCTGTTTTTCGATTTCTTTTGTAGAACCTTTTTGCTGTTCTTTCTGCCATTCAATCATCTGCTTCTTGACGTCTTTACGTTCAGCATAATACTTCTTAACAAGAATAGGAAATACGCCTTCACGACTGTTATCGAAGCCGACACCATTTGCTGCTTTCGACATGTTTGTGCTATTCATAGTCAAAGTCTCAGGCGACATGTTCCATTGCGCAATGATGTTAGGATACAGAGAATTTAAATCAAAAGAAACTACCCAGTTATGAGCGCCAACTTGAGGTTCTTTTACATGGCCACCAGCAAACTTAACGTTTATGGATTCTCTTTCCGCGCGCGCAGGCGGTCCAGGTACAGCAACTTTACGTTTTGCCAGTTCGCGATAGATAATAGAATCCCATATCGCTGTAGTACCAAAGATATCCGTAAAGTTTACACCAGCTTTATAGGCAAGAGTAAAACCAAGACCGATAAGATCAAGCTTCTCATCCATACGATCGATAAGCTCGACATCTTTGATATTGTAGTCAATATAAAGTTGATAGTTTTCTTTATAAAGATTGCGAAGAGAACCATATTCTGAATAAGACAGTTTCTTTTCACCAAGAACCACATGCGCGATATGGTTGAGAGAGTATGATTCTTGAGGACCGTATGAATAACCAAACTTCTGAAACAGATCCATGTAATCAAGCTGCGAGATACCTGCTATCTGTTGCGCTTTCATGGTCTTAGTTTTAAGATGTACAGTCTTTTCGCGTATCATACCCCATGGCGATATGCGTTTAGTAATATTTTCGCCAAATAATCTCATGGAACGATTGACAATGTATGGTATATCAAACATTCGTATATTCCAACCAGTCAGTACTTCTGGATAATTAGACATCCAATACTTAAGAAACTTTTCCATAAGTTCGTACTCATCTTCGCATTTTGTATATTGAACACGAAGATGAGTATGGGGAGATTTAGATTTATCGTAGTCGCCACAGCCCCATACACGATATATGGATTCTTTACTCGACTTAATCGTGATGGCTGTGACAGGGTGAAGAGCTTCGTCAGGCTCAGGAAAACCGTCTTCTGAATGTACTTCAATATCAATATTGACTACATTGATAAGGCCTGGAACGAAGTCAATTTCGTTTGGAAACTTTTTCTGAATAAACTGCCAAAGTACTCGATCTTGACCGTAGTACTTGAAGTTTTCTACGCCTTCGTATTTTTCCATAAAGTCTCGCATTTCGCGAGCAGAGGTAAATTCAATTGGCGCAACAGGCGTACCGTCAAGGGCGCGCCATTCTGTTTTTGCTTTTGTTGGTACATACAGCTCAGGTTCGAGTTTGTATCGAGTCATAACGGGTTTACCTTGATGGTTGTACCCGCGATACAGAACCGAGTTACCGTACCGATCGTAATTTGTATAAAATGACATGTAACCTCCTATGCATTACTATTATATCATAAAATGGAGGAAATGTAAACGTTTAAATTGCAAAACTTTCACCACAACCACAGGACGCGGTTGCATTTGGATTAATTACTTTGAGGTAAGAACCGCCAAGTTCTGTAACGTAATCGATCGTACAACCAAGTACGAACATCTCAGCCATGGGATCTATAACAAGATTATCGACAGTTGGCGACTCGTCTGTCGTATCCCAAACATACTGAAAGCCGGAGCAGCCGCCACCTTTAACAGAAAGATGTACATTCGGCTGTCCGACTTTCTTCATGTATTCTTTAGCTGATTCAGTCAGTTCAAGCAAGCGCTCTCATCCTTTGTACGAGACGTTCAGCTCTGTTTGGTACCTGATTATACCAACGAGAATCTACCATCTCGTCAGCGGCTCGGTTCCAATCTCTGTCGTCTACACCTGCTTTCATCCCTTTAAATTTAGAAAGTCTCGGATATCCAAGGTTAAAGCACATGTTGGCGATGATGAGTTTGGCTTCGTCGGGTAGGTCGTGAAAGTCGTCATAGAGTTTTTCACAATCTTCAATCGTGATTCTAATATCTGATTCGAAGACTTCAGCGACTCGTTCTTCTGATACAGGTTCGCCAACATCCCATCCATATTCTGGATCTTCTTCTCGTACCAAATGACCGATGCCAAAAGTAGGCAAACCAAGATGGTCAAGGTAAATTTCATATACCACTCCTTCATCATCCTCTAAATCTTCTTGTAGTCTTTGTAAGTCCATAATATCTCCTTATGGCAATCCAACATAATAAGGTTCCTTATTAGGATCCCATTCATGTCCGTATTTTTCTTTCCAAATTTCGTATTCGTCTTTATATGGTGTTTTGCAGCCATATCCTGCTTTTGGTTTATATATTCTTGTACCATCATTATCATACTCCCAATCTCTTTCTGCAGGATCGGGGGACTGCACATTTATGTCGTTCATTAGTTCCTCTTAAAAAAGCTGTTTGGTACCATAGAATCTGGAGGAGTATCGTGACATCGACAAGTATCACAATCACAAAGTTGAGTTTTATCAGTCATACCAACACCTATTGTCTCTTCACAACGTGGTTGGTAACAATGACATCCATGACCACAAGCCGCACAGTATCTAGCTGATCCTTCCATATATTCCTCCAAAGATAAAAGGAGCACTTGCGCGCTCCTTTTTATTTATTTAGTTCAAGGCTTCTACCTCTTCTTCAGTGTAAGGCCACATTATACCCAGATCCCTTTATACTTGAGTTGTTTCATACGATTCTCAAGATCCACATGATCTGTAGCTTGAGCAAGATATGCTTCAACAGGATCTTTTGCTATGAATAGGTTAGCTAGCCAGTTTTTTATTGTTGTCATTTTCGATTACCTCGTTTCCAATTAAGATTTTACGAGGCTGCTTTTCTTTAGGAAGGACGACTTCTAGGTCGACAGTCAAAATTCCGTCCTGTAGATCCGCTCCGTTTACTTCCGTGTATTCGGACAGTCTAAATGACTTTTTCCAGTTTCGAGCACTGATACCTTTATGCACATATTTGTTTTGTTCTCTCCGTGCAGGACGATCGCCTTTAATTGTAAGAACTCCGTCATTCACTTCGATATCTATGTGTTCTTGTTTAAATCCAGCCACAGCAAGTTCAAGAGTAAACTTAAAATCATCCTCTTTAACTACGTTGTGTGGTGGATAGTGGTCCTTCGCATGCTTGTGGATATTTTCCAGTTGATCGAAGATGTGGTCGAAACCGATGAACCCACTGCGTGGGTAAGTAAATCCAGTCATATGTACCTCCAATGACTTGCAAGGTTAATGTGAGACCCGATTATTCGGCGTCTCTAAACTATATATAATAGTTTATTCGTGTTCGCCACCTGCGCCACGACCAAGACCACCAAAATACTGAGGTCTACGTCTGGCCGTTTCGAACGTGGCTACAGTTACAACAATTCCTCCAATTAATAGAGTATGAGCAACTGCACTTACACCAAACACTGTAACCGATCCAATACTCATGGAGAAGATAATACACCACATCCATGCTAGGATCTGCATTACCACGTGTCTGGTCTGTAAATCTGTAATGTTTTTCAATGGATTACGATCGTGGTTCATTACGACGTTCCATGCATCATGTATAAATTTCATCACTTACTTCCTATATTATATTTTGGACAAAGTTCCCACTCTTGTTTTTCCCGATATGGTATGATTTTAATTTGCCTCATGGGCGCTAGAGGTTCAGATACAGATCCTTCGATTGTAATTAACCCCCAGTCGCTCATGAGTTGAGCTATAGTATTACGCCGTGCGA